ATGGCCGAGCAGGCCACTAAGTACATGCACTACCAGTTTAACGAGCTAAATGGCTACCGGGTGCTTAACGATGTATTCCATGACGCGCTTATTAAAAAGGTTGGCATTGCGAAGGTCTACTGGGATATGTACCAAGAGCAAGAAATCTTTGACTTCCAAGACCTCAACGAGATGGAGTTTTCTGTCTTGGTTAACGAGGACAATGTTGAGGTCATTCAGCACACGACCAAAATGGTCATGGAGATGGATGAGTTTGGCATGCAAATCGAATCACCACGCCATGATCTCAAAATCGCTCGCACGGTCGAACGCGGCAAGATGTGCGTTGAGAGCGTACCTCCAGAAGAGTTTTTTATCGATCGTAACTCTCGCTCTATCGACGATTACTACGTTGTTGCGCACCGCACTGAGATGCGTGTGGGTGATTTGGTGGCTATGGGTTACGACTACGAAGACGTCTACGATCTAAGCGGCCTACAGCACTCTGACACCTTTTCTGAGGTTGAGGAGTACCAGCGCAGGGGGTATGAGGAAGATTACTCTGACGAGGACGTACAAGACCCCTCAATGCGTCTGGTGGCGGTTACTGAGGCGTACATCAAGATTGACGTTAATGGCACTGGTGTACCCACGTTACATAAGGTAACGCTGGGCGGTAACCAATATAAGCTGCTAGATTACGAGCCATGCGGTCACATTCCGTTTGCCGTGTTTGAGGTAGATCCTGAACCACACACATTTTACGGTCGGTCAGTCGCTGATCTGATTCTTAATGACCAAGACGCAGCTACGGCAATGCTCCGTGGCGTGCTTGATAATGTCGCACTGACTAACAACCCGCGTGTAGAGATTGTTGATGGCGCGGTGAACGTCGATGACCTCTTAAATAATGAGATTGGCGGAATCATTCGAGTGAAGCAGTCAGGCGCTGTACAGCCACAAGCTGTCCCATTCGTCGCTGGTCAGACCCTTTCTGCCTTGCAGTATTTTGATCAGCAGGTTGAAGATAAGACCGGGGTGACAAAAGCATCTACCGGATTGTCACCTGATGCACTGCAAAGCACCACGGCAACGGCTGTAGCGGCCACTATGCAAGCACAGGCGGCACAGATAGAAGTTATGGCGCGCAACCTTGCAGAAGGCGGTATGCGTCAAATGTTCAAGCTTATGCTAAAGACTATGGTCGAAAATGTAGATGAAGAGCAGATGATGCGTTTACAAGGCCAAAACTATGTGCCAGTAGATCCTCGGTCATGGAATCTCGGCATGGACGTATCGATTAACGTCGGCCTCGGAACTGGACGCGAAGATCAGAAGGTCGCTGTGCTGAATCAAGCACTTCAAATGCAAATCCAGATATTCCAGTCGTATGGCCCTGGTAACGGCATGGTTTCGTTATCAAACATCAGAAATACAATTTCTGACATTTTGGCAGTCAACGGTGTGCGCAACTCAGAGCGTTATTTCATGCCCATCAACCCAATGATGGAGCAGCAGATGATGATGCAACAACAGCAAGGCCAAGGTCAGCAACAAGGCGATCCAAACGCAGCCTACTTGCAGGCAGAGCAGATTAAGGCGCAAGCCAAGATGCAGTCTGACCAGCTCAAGCTGCAGCTAGAGGCACAGAAGGCAATTGCAGATGATGACCGCAAGCGTGATCAAATGGATCAAGACCTTCTTATCGCGGCCGCAGAAGTTATTGGCAAGTACGGCACGGCCGTAGATGTAGAGCGAATTAAGCAAATGCAGAACGAACCACGATATCCACAGGCAGAGCCGGCAGCAGCGGCAGTGGGTAGTACGTTTTGAACATTAAGGATAAAGCAGCGCATGTAAAGCGACTTCAAGAAGATGAAAGCTTCAACATGCTGATTGACGAAATTAGAGAAGACACCGCCAATGTCTTCCTAAACCCGCACTCTTCTACTGAAGACCGGGAGGAAGCCCATCACATTATTAGGGCGTTAGCGAAGATCGAAGATCGTATGGCAGTCATCCTTACGGATGAAGCGATGTTTGATAGACAACAAAGGAGATCAGTACCGTGGAAACGACTGATGAATTGAAATTCGATGGCAGCATCGAATCGGCAGTAGACCTACTCGTTCAAAACGAGGAACCAGAGCAGGAGGAAGCGCCCGTAGCTGAAGTTTCTGAAGAACCTGAAGAGGAAGCAGAAGAAGAGGTAGCGGAGCAACCTGACACTGAAGAGGAAGACCAAGAAGAACACGAAGATGAAGAGGTCGCAGAGCAGCCTAACACCTTCACCGTCAAGGTAGACGGAACGGAGGTAGAGGTAACGCTAGACGAGCTTCAGCGTGGTTACAGTGGTCAGAAGTACATTCAGAAAGGTATGCAGGAAGTCGCTGACCTGCGAAAGAAAGCCGAAACCGCTAATGCGACACTGGCATCGGCAGGCGAAGCGGTACTTGCTTTGTATCAACAGATGCAAACACCCGGATTTGCCCAAGCGCCGACCCCGCCAGATGAATCCCTTATCGACTCTGATCCTATTGGATATAGGCAAGATAGGGATAAATATGAGCTTGCAATGGAGAAATATCAAAAAGATATGTCCCAAGTGCAGCATACGCTTGCTTACCAGCAACAAGCTCAACAGCAAGCACAGCAAGCCTATTTGGAACGCGAAATGGAGACGCTACGTCAGGTCATGCCTGAGTTTGCAGACCCAGAAAAAGCAACCAAAACACGCGACTCTATGCTCAGAATGGGTACAGAGATATATGGCTATCAGCCAGAAGAGATCTCCGCTGTGATGGATCACCGGGCAATACGTGTATTGAACGACGCCATCAAGTATCAAGAGATCATGCAGGGCAAGGACAAGGCGGTCGAAAAGGCCACCAAAGGCCCAAAGCGTAAGGTTGTTAAAGCTGGATCTAAGAAGACAGCATCCAATCGCAATGACACCAGGCAAGCTAAATCTAAACTTAAACGCTCAGGAAGCATCCAAGATGCTATGAGCTTAATTCTTGAATAGAGGTAATTATCATGGCACAGCCAACAAACTCTTTTGACAGCTATGATGCTGTCGGTATCCGGGAAGATTTGGAAGACGTCATCTATGACATTTCTCCTGAAGAAACCCCATTTTTTACTTCATGTGCAAAAGTAAAAGCAAGTAATACCCTGCATGAATGGCAGACAGATGCACTTCGCTCTTCAACGACTAACGCTCACATTGAAGGCGATGCAACGACTGCAACTGCTCGCACGGCCACAAGCCGTTTGGGCAACTACACTCAGATCAACATGGGTCTCCTTGCAGCGTAATCTGCAAGAGCAATGGCGTGAATTGCTGGAACGCTAAAGTGATTACTGCATCACCAAGCCAATCAGCAGCCAAGACTATCGGGGACGGTAGTAAGGTTCAGAGACTAGGGTACGGAGACTAGAACAGTCAGTAAAACCCCACGAGTGCGCCACACCCCACTGGGTAAAGCCAAGGGTGAAGATATAGTCCGACACTCCAGCGAAAGCCGGAGAGAGCAGATAAAGAGCTGCTCATTAACAGATGCTTTAAGAATGCAGTGAACATTCCTGACACAGACGAAGGTCTGAAGAAGGCAGGTCGTGCAGCGGAAATCGCTTACCAGATGCTTAAGACTGCTAAAGAGCAGAAGCTTGACATCGAGAAGGCGCTTTTCGACAACAACGCGCGCGTAGCTGGTAACTCATCTACAGCTCGTGAGCTTGCTGGCGCGCCAGTCTGGCTGATCACCAACACCTCTTTTGGTTCTGGTGGTGCAGACGCTACTGGTGACGGCACAGACGCACGTACAGACGGCACTCAGGCTGCTTTCTCGCAGACTCGATTTGACAGCGTAATGCAGTCAATTTGGGAGCAAGGCGGCAACCCTGATTCTGTCTATCTTTCAGCATTCCAGATGAACGTAGCTCTTGGCTTTGCCGGGAACAACAATCAGCGTTCAACTGTCAGAGCTGAAGATGAGCGTGTAATCAAGCACATGGATGTCTACGTTACTCCTTGGGGTACAGTAGAGTTCATTCCTTCGCGTGAGAACCGTTCGCGTGACGTCTTCATTATGCAAGACGATATGTGGTGTGTTGGTGTTCTTCGACCAACCAAGAACATCGCACTTGCGAAGACTGGTGACTCGACTACACGTCAGGTGACTACTGAGCTGACTCTTGTTTGTAAAAACGAGAAGGCGTCAGGCATGATCGCTGACTGCACAACTTCATAAGCACATAGTGGCTTTGGGGGCTTCGGCCCCCTCTTTTTGGAGACTTGATATGTATAAGGTAACTATCAGCACGCTGTTTATTGACGGCAAGAAGCATGTCCGTGGCGACATGGTAGACATTTCAGCAGAGCAGGCCGCAGAATTTAGTAATAGCGTTGAGCCATGTGAAGCACCAAAGCCGAAGGCCAAGGCAAAGCCAAAAGCGAAAGCGGCACCTCGCAAGAAGAAGGCGGCAAAGAGTGAAAGTTAAAGAGAAGTTCCATAACAACAATGACGGCACGTTTACTGTTGAGAAAGAGTTTGACAACACGCCATATTTGGAGCGCACACAAGCCCTCCGGTCAATGGGGGCGGGCAAGTTGCCTGAGTCATGGTGTGTCGGATCGATTCCAATGCACTTGTTAGCGCAGTGGATGAAAGAAGAAAATGTTGATTGGAATGACCGGGAAGGTCGAACTAAGCTCATTATGCGGAAGCTCAATGACCCTGACTTCAAAAAGTTGCGAATCGTTGAAGGCAAAATTTAGTGCGTTTTTTTTTGTTTTTGTTATTGCTTGCTTCGCCTATAGCAGCACAGGAAATACGAAGCGATCAAGAAGCGCCAGACAATATTCCAGAAACGCCAGACAACTATCTTGAAGGTGATTTGTCGCAGCAAAATAGTAACAACAACAACTCCACAACTACTTATAACGGTAACGCGCCACGATCTATGCCAACAGCGACTGCTGTAGCTCCTAGCCTCATAAGCACTGGCGTTCAGTCTTGTTTAAAAAGCACATCAAATGGCGTGCAAGGCTTTACTTTTGGTGTGTCGCGTGGAACTTATGAACAGGATCCACTCTGTAATTTAAGAGCAAATGCCCTTGTTTTATCACAGCTCGGTTTAAAAATTAGTGCCATTAGTTTGATGTGCTTAGACCCCGACGTATACAAGGCGATGTTAATAAGCGGCAGCCCGTGTCCTCTGGTAGAACGTGGTAAAATTGTAGTTGGGCGCAGGAGTTATTTGAAGTTAAAACAAAACCCAGAGTTACATATTCCTAAATATGCAGAGAACAAGGAATATTACGATGCTATTTTAGGCGTGGGTGAGGAGGTCAATGTTGAAGAAGTGGACACTGGTAGTCTGTCTGATCGCTTCCGCACCGCTAAAAGCGAATGAGTTAGATAATCTCGTAAATGCAAGCCGCGATCTTCGTCAACAGTTTTCTAACGGGGTAATCGCAATCGGCGGCATGATGAATGTAGCTCAGAATGGCGGCATCCCCAGTAACGATATCCTCGCAAACAAAGATGCCTATATAACGGCAGAAAAACAGTTAGCGTATAACGCTGCGATTCAAGCAATGCAAGCTGGCTCATTTACTAATATGGGTGCGCAAGAGTTTTTCGATCAACAGGCTGCTGATCAAATGGTACTGTTAGACGCCGCTGTTGATAGCTATGTAGAGGCTGCAGGCGCTTTGATTGAGGCAGCTACACTGGCAAATTTAGCCGAAAACAATCAAGACAGCCCAGATGACTCAGGAGCTTTAGAGGTACAAAATTATATTAACGAAAACCAAGATGCTGTTGTTTTAACCGATGAGGAAGTAAGCGCATACAATCAATCTATGGATGAGGTTGCGGGCATTGCTCAACAGGCTGCTAGTTTCTTTGCAGTTGCTAACGATGAAACTTTGATAGCAGAAGCCGACACCGCTGCCGCACAATATACTGCGAGTTATTCAGAAGCTGGAGATGCTTTCTTTAACAACATGACCGGCATCGTAAGTGTAGATTTTGTTGATTACAACATGACAGTGATGCTGGATGTAAACCCGTATTTTATGCAAGATGCCGAAATTATGTCAGTAGGTGCTGAAAGCACTTTCTATTTTACTAGCCCTGTTGGCGGCTGCTGGTTCGCTACAGATAGAGAGGCATGTTTACAAGAGTTAGGTGTTTATGGCCCTTGATGAATTAGAGCTTAATGTAGGCGGCACATCAATAAAAGGGGTGTATATCGCAATTCTTGTGTCTTTTGCGTCCACGATTGGATCAGGAATATGGGCAGCTAGTGAATTTTTCTCACGATTAGAAGCCCAGGAAAACGCTGTGAGAGACGCTGAAGAGAGAGCTAAGATCATAGAGGGAAAGTTTGAAATGTTGTCTGAGGGGCAATCTGTGGCCCTACAGAAGTATGAAGTGACGATATCTAATATGGAGCAACAGCTTTTAGATAATGATATAGCGTCACTGCAGGGGAAGTTGGCACAGCTTGGAACAAACCTAGAGGCTATAATGCAGGCGCAAAAAGACCTGCTGGACTTGAGGGATAGGATTTCTGCGGTAGAGAAATCTAATGCTGAATCTGTATTAACTGTAGAAAATCGAGTGCAGTCATTACAAAAAAGCGAGCGTGTTTTGCAGCGCGTAGATACTGAAATAGAAAATCTTTGGCAGGCGCTAGATTCGTTACCTTTCAGCAGTGGTTAAATACTGCGCAACTTCATAGCTATGTACGCAAAAAGCGGTTAGGTGGTAACCAATGGACACAGCAGAAAAAGCACTGAAACAAATTGAGATACACCAAGCGGAATGCGAAATCTTACGTAGCGCTATTAACGACAATCTGAAGCGCATCGAAAAGCGTTTAGACGATGGCGGGCAACGATTCACCAGGTTAGAACGCATGATATGGGCCAACAGCATAGGCATTGTTACTGTGCTTAAAGGTATGGAGTATTTCGGATGAAGTTCGATGCAATTAAGGGTTTGGTCGGTGAGCTGGCTCCTACCATCGGTGCGGCTTTAGGCGGCCCGGTAGGCGGTGCAGCGGCCGGTATGCTGGCTAACGTACTAGGCTGTGATCCTACGCCACAGAAGATTGAGAAAGCCTTACAGCAGGCCACACCAGAGCAGTTAGCTGAGATCAAAAAGGCGGAGCTTGACTTTGAAGTCAGGATGAAAGAGCTTGAGGTTGATGTATTTGCCTTGGAAACAAAGGATACACAGCATGCAAGAGAGTCATTTAGAGAGGATTGGACAGCCCGCGCAATTGCGCTTTTGTCCGTTTTGCTTTTTGGTGGCTATATCCTGCTCGTTACTTTGCAAGATCCTACTCAAAACGACGACGGCATTGTCAATCTCGTGTTGGGCTACTTGGGGGGCATCGTGTCTTCTGTGATTAGCTTTTATTTTGGTGCGAGCAAAACAGGCAACAAATGAGTAAGCTATCTGATCAGCTACGAATACACGAAGGCGTCCGCACGCATGCCTATAAGTGCAGTGCAAACATGATTACCGTAGGCGTAGGTAGGAATTTAGACGAGAACGGTGGAATCGGCTTGTCAGATGATGAGATCGACTATCTTCTGGAAAACGACATCAAGCGTTGTAAGCAGGAGCTAGTAAGCTTGTCGTGGTTCCCTGACCTCGATTCGGTACGTCAAGATGCCATTGTCAATCTCTGCTTCAACCTGGGCCTTACCCGCCTCATGGGCTTCCAGAACGCTATGGGTGCTATGGCGGCCGGTGATTACGAAAAGGCTGCAGATGAGTTCCTTGACTCTCGGTGGGCCAACCAGGTAGGCCAGCGCTCTTTAGACGTAGCTCACATGATTCGTACTGGCGAATATCCATAGTTCCACGTGGAACATATGTGTCGTGAAATGCGACAGTTGTGACAAAACGAAGCGATAATCTTTGTTCCATTAGTTGCAACAACAGCCTTACATAAGTAGTATCTTTTATGTGCAATGACGCACATACGGGAGACAATTTATGCATAGGCAAGTTGAGACACTCTACTGTCCAGTAGATCTCTACGACCAAATAGATGGCGACCTTGACCGTATCGATGACTTCGATATGCAAGACCGTGGCTATTTAATCCTTGAAGTAGAAAAGCAGTACGGCGAGATTCTTTCTGAGGCTTTACTGCGTGCTAATAACCCTGACGAGTTCCTCGTTAACCTCTTCGCTCCAGAGCGTCCGACTGACCCGTTTTTAGACGGTCTACGGGAAACGTTGTGGACTTATGCGCGCCCTCAAGTTGAGGAAAATCTTACGTTTCATTTTGACATCGTAACCAACGCACGAATTTACGGAGGTGATTACTAATGTTCGATTATGAGCAGGCAATGAGTGATGGCTGGAAAGAGGTATCGCGCGTGTTAGTGAGGGAGTATCGCCACGGTTTTGAGGCCGGCTACTTCGGTCGTTACATGGAGATTAGGCCACGCATGAGCGATGCATTCTCACAGGGTTATGCGGCCGGCGAAGAGCTTGCGCGAATGGAGTATGAAATGAGCGCAGCGCCACAGCAGGGTAGTGAGGACGCTACCTATGAAGAAATGGCAAAGGGAGCTTAGTTATGACAGAAGGAATTGTGCCGATTCACGGCAAGCAGTACAAAACAGTTGCGTACCGGGTGAATGAATTTAGGGAGAAGCACCCTGATTTTACCATCAGTACGGAGCTGGTAGAGGCCAATAACACGCTGGTCGTTATGAAGGCGAGCATTAGCAATCAAGAAGGCCGGCTGTTGGCCACCGGTTTCGCAGAAGAGGTCAGAGCGGCAAGCAAGATTAACCGCACGTCTGCCTTAGAGAATGCGGAAACGTCAGCAATAGGTCGCGCATTAGCGGCTTTAGGGTTTGCTGGAACGGAATACGCATCAGCTGATGAGTTGGTGAATGCTCTGCAACAGCAAGAAGTCAACAACAAAAAAATGTATGACGACTTTATGGGTCGTTATGAGGAAAACAAGCACGATTGTGCTGTGTGGTACAGCCAGTTAAGCGAAGAGGAAATGTCTGCAGTTAAGGAAGGTTCGCCTAAGAATAAGAAGACTGCAACGCAGACAATCCTTCGCGAAATGGTTGCGCAGATGCACGTCACCTTTGGCGATTATGCAGAGCAGCTATCAATAGCCGTGCAGAAGGAAGATGTAACGTCAGTCGGTCAGCTCTGGAATGAGATGGTTGATTACGAGCGTCGATGTGTATTCGATCGTTTAGATCAAAATTGTCGGGACAATTTAAATAATTTAATAAACCGCGCAATAGCGCTAAAGGAGCAAAGCAATGTCTAAGGGTTTTAATCAAGTAATTTTAATCGGCAACTTAGGGCGTGATCCTGAGCTACGTCATACGAAATCAGGAACGCCAGCGCTTACGTTAAGCCTTGCTGTCGGTGATCGAGCGAAGGACGCAAATGGCAATTGGACAGAAGTAACGCACTGGATCGATTGTCAATTTTTCAATAAGTCAGCGGAACTTTTGCATCAATATTGCAGTAAAGGCTCTCGCTTGCACGTGAAAGGCCGTTTAGTTACTCGTGAATGGACAGACAAAAACGGTAATAAGCGTAGGCAATATGAGGTGTTAGGCGAAGACTTTGTGCTGCTCGATAGCAAGAATCAGCAAAGCGCGCCAGCTCCACAACCGGCACCACAACCAGAGGACTTTCCTAGTGACGATATACCCTTCTAAACAGGCCGCAGACAAGCTCTGTGAGCTGCTAAAGGCTGAGGGGGATGAGGCAGGTACGAAGTTATCGTCTCGGCTAAACGTCCCCAGAACAACGATATGGCGCTGGAAACAGCGCATCGATTCTGTAGACAAGATCGGAATGCTGGCTAATTACTTTGGCGTTCCAATCGAAGATTTTTTTGCAACGGGAGAAAGGCAATGAGTCAAAACGCACAAATTTTAGGTCACCTCAAGCGTGAGCCGTTAACATCGCTAGAGGCACTTCAGTTATTTGGATGCATGCGGTTAGCGTCACGTATCAATGAGCTGCGGTATCAAGGTTATACGATCAACACCGAAATGGTGCAGCAGAATGGTAAAAAGTGGGCGCGCTATCACTTGCTAAATAAAAAGCCCCTCGATTGAGGGGCTACGGGAGTCCACTATGTTGACTTAGGGGGTCAATAATGTGGTATCTTCGATCTCGGCAAAGTACGAAGACATGGGTAGTATACACGTAAAAGGACTTCTAGGGACACCCCTAGACTTCTCTGGACACCTCACAACTACTCATGCCTTCCTTTATGTCAGAGATTACTGGGCGTTAGGCCGGGGAACCGAAGAACCCCGGAGCGGAGTTGACCCTCTTCATGATGCGCCCCGCTGGTCGAGAGCAGATCAAGCGGATAGATGACAAGATTCGATACAGTAATCAACGCTCGTCATTATTAACTAACTGCATGTCAGAGCTTGCTTTGGCATCAAAAGGGAAAGTGCGGATGATTGTTTTAAAGGATGGTACTTATTACGAGCCAAGCGATGAGCAAATCATTAAGTGGCAGAGAGCCTACGATAAGCTCGATGTGCATAAAGAATTAGAGGCTATTGCGAACTGGGCCGATGCGAATCCAGCGAAGCGAAAAGTGAATGGGCCACGGTTTGTCGTCAATTGGCTAAAGCGTGCAAACGATAGTGGTGGCTCACCTTTCGCCAAGCAAGATAAGGCCAAAGATGGTAAAATTAGCGTCAGAGATATGGACATGGATGATGAATTGACCCATGACTTTCTTGGCACGCATCAGGAGTATTTTCTTAATAAATTTGGCCGGTGCTTCACAAAGGCCGGGGAAAGGATAACTCGTGAGCAGTCATAACTGGGTAGTAAACAATGAGCATCAGGCGCGTGAGCTATGCAACTACATCATGGCTAACGTGGATAAAAAGCTGACCTATCAGATAAAACCACAGACACGCACTAGCCAACAGAACAAAGCAATCTATGCATTCTGTGGGCATGTGGCACGAGAGCTGGATGCCAGGGGGAAGGATATGCAGCAAGTTGTAACGATGTCGATCTCACCGACAAAAGAGTTAGTAAAATTGATTATGTGGGACAAGGTGCAAGAGGCACTTTTCGGCAAGAAGTCATCGGCTGATCTACTAACTACTGAGGTAGATGACGTACAGCGTGTTATCGGCAGACACTTAGCAGAAACCCACGATATCGATGTGCCATTTGGTAGATGATTCCACAGCGTCGATGCATTCACTGCAATGCGGTGATGCTCCCCTTTTTTTACAACGAGCCGCCATATCGTTTGCAGGGATTTAAATGTACCTGCGGCGTATGGGAGGCTGCCGTATCTGATGAAAAGCGATGGACAAGCAATGATTTCCACAACAAAGCCAAAACCAAAACCTAAGAAACAGAAGAGCGTAGCGAAGCTTAGAGAGGAAGCGGCGGTACTGCTACAGAAACTAGTAAGGATGAAGGCCGCAGATGAGAACGGGTTTGCAACTTGTGTCACATGCGGAAAGCGACAGCATTACACAGAAATGGATGGCGGCCATTTTATTAGTCGCGGTTGGAAAGCCACTAAGCTTGTCGAAGAGAACGTGCATCCGCAGTGCAAGGG